CATTTTAGGTATTTTGTCCTACTAATGTGTGTGTTTCCATACCTATGGGTATTGGCGTCTATTTCCTTCACCTCTATATCGTGTGGGTAGTGTGAGATGCATTGCTGTTATCATAACTGTAACGAGTCCGATTGAATACAATCCTGGTGCAATGGTATAATGCCACAGTTCGTTAAATGAATATCGTCTAGATGAAGCGAAAGATGGTTGTGGAACCAGTAACATCACCGACACCAAAGAAGGAAGAATAAACTTCTTCATTATAATAGAATTGCTCCAATAATAAATCCTTTAGCAAATGAAATACACACTACTTGATAATCAGAAAGTCCAAACTTATCTTGGAACTTCTTAAGTAAGTTCTTATCCCATTCAACTAATTTGTCGAATCCTGCTTTAACTTTGTTCATCGTTTTCCCTCCAAGGTTCTTCGTGATCTAAATCTAACCATCTAATAATTAAATTGATTATCCTTTTCATTCATCATTCTCCATACTATCTATATCCTCACACTCCGCAAAATCCATAGCCATTTGTCCACCAATCTCTGCTCCTTGTTCCATGCCCATTACCGTAGCAGCACCGGCAAGAACCCAACCAACATAAGGAATAGAGGTAAGAGTAGTAGCAACACTAGCACCAATACTACCCCCCACAAGCTGGCCGGTCGATTCTCCTCCACCGGCCGCCTTGATACACTCGACTTGGGCGGCAGACAACTTTCCCCCTTGTTTACTCTCCAGGTGCCTAGCCCCCTCCATCGTGTATTGCTCTTTGGTTCGCACTTCTGCTCTTCCGAACCCAAGAAACCCGGCAGGTCTTGAGATATCCTTATTAACCTCCATCACCTTAGGATCATTTGCCTGGTATTGAATAGTATATCCATCCTCAGTTGCTTCTACATTATAAGATGTATAATCACTGGTAGGAAGATTAATAACAGGCATTGATTTGCGGTTTGCTATTAATCCTATCATACCTATATGAGTTATCCCCAGTATAGCACCCAAAGATATCGCAAACCACTTATTCATAACATTAAATGGTAGGTTTTACAGGAGGTTCACCANNATCAACACTAATCTTAAGTGGTGCTTGCTCAATTCTAATTGTTTGAGTAGGTGCAGTATTTGATGCAGCAGTAATCAATCTTTCCAAGTCTTCCTTAGTAATAGAATATCCGGCACCAATAGGCTTACCATTCTTATCCATCTTCATAGTTCCATCACCACTCTTCTTGGCTGTCTGAACTCCGAAGCTAGCTAAAACTCCAGTGAAAACTGAAGCTATGAAAGTCGGGTCCAGTTTCTGCTCTGGTATACCTAAAGCAGGAGGTAGTTTAATATAAGCAAGAGTAAGAATACCACCAGACCATACAAGAATACCAAGTCTTACAAAGGTTGATAGGATAGCCATCTGCTCTTCACGGTCTTCCAAACCTTCCTTCAACTTACCAAAAATACCTTTCTTCTTTTCTTTCTTTACAGGTTCCTGATTATATCCTTTAACTGGTTCCTTTACTTCATCAGGCATTAGATTACAGCAAACAAGCTAATGCTATTTATAAAAAGGTATCACTGGAATGGGAGTAATATTCAGCAACCCTTCGTCATTATAATACCCCATCTTAAACCAATAACAATCTAACAATTCAAGTTCCACATCAGCAGTATTCTTCTTATAAGGGTCTTCCTTTGTCCAGTCAGCACAGTATCTTACTATTGCAGGGGGAACTTTAATATTATCCCAAGTAAGTGGATCCTGGACAATTATAGGTATCACTCTTTGATATATCCCTTCTCAACAAGAAATTCTTTAGTCAGTGGAGTAGGGGGATATACTTCCCACATATTACCTGCCTTACATGCTTTAAGTGCTTTAATTGTTGCACCCTCAGTATGCCCCATCCAATATGCTTCCTTCTCCCATATAACAGATGACTCTTTACCTGCTGCGGTATAAGTATTCTCAGCTAATGCCTGAAGATATTTGGGAACTTTATCTTGTGGATACACAATAGCAATAAAGGAATTCTTAATGTCTCCAGCCATACAATCCTGAACTGCGTGCCATCCTTCATGCCTGAAAGTAGAAATGAGGGAGGTACTTCTTTCAACCATATCAGCATTTAAAAAGATATTATTTCCATCAGTATAATATACACCACGAGTTCCTATTAAAAAATATTCCATCGGTGCAATATAAACATTAATACCGACATCATTTACTGCTTTAAGAACATCATTAAATTCATTAGCAATAAGGGAATGATCTTTCCTTTGATAATCCTCAATATCCTTAATAGATTTAACTTCCTTAACATTCTTAGTGCATTCTCTCATCATNANGCAACCCATTGAACCATTAGTGAAGTAATCTTCAGTCTCCAGTTCATACTCAGCTAATGCAGGAGTAGAGGATGCAACTGCTAATGCTAATGCTAATAGTATATTCCTAATCATCATCATCAATCTCTTCTTTAAAGTATTCTATCACAATCTTTTTACCTTGTCTACCCGACTGGTCATAAGTGTTCCAATGTGTAACACTACCAGTTCCTAATTCTTTAATCAATCTCAACATCTGTTTCCTATCTAAACCACAGAGTTGCTCACAACTTTGAACACACTTTTGAATACACTCAAAATCAGAGATAGGTGGTTTAATAGTAAAACCATGCTTATCTACTTCAGGAATGACTTCCTTACCAATATCCTTTTGAAACTCACTCATGTCTAATCACATCCTTCCAGTAAATATTATGAATAACTANATTAACTTGATGCTTTGGGTATCTTGAATGTTCTATAACAAGCTTACACTTATCCCATTCCCTTGTAGTCATAGTAATGTATTCTTCATCAATAAAGTTTACAACACCACTATCACTCTTCCATTCTATTCTTTCACCTTTTCTCCAATTCATAAGAATGCCATCTCCAAAGGATTTAACTTAACATTAACTGCTGAATAAGGAGTTGTCCTCTTGATATCTACTTTATTAAACTTGAGGGAGGTTGNGTCAGCCTGAAAATAGCATTCTGTCTTTCTATCATACGTTCCCCAGTAGGACTTAATAGGAGAATGTGAAGTATAAGTAAAATGGGAGTGGTTACATATAAAGATAACAAGAATAGATCCCGATTCTGTTGTTTCATATGTATAACCCTGCGGCGGTTCATGCGGAAAGGAATTTGGCAAGTTCACATTCAATTTCATTCTTTTCAAATCCGACTTTAATCAGAAATTTATAAAAACCATTAACATATTCACTAAGTTCAGATGAAGGTTCTAATTGAACCTCTTGACTGATTCTTTCTATTTCCGAAGGAAACATATCATCATAAGTACTCCACGTTGCTTTCTCCTCTTGATAGAGATATTTAACGTGNTTATTAAGTTTCATAATCTATACCTATAAGAATTCAAATCAAGTAAATTAGTTTTTTTCTATTGTCTTTTGGAGAAGGTCTATAAGGTTCTTAAGGTTAGTAATTTCCTTNTTTTGTTTAACTATCTTTTCTTCCAACTGCAGAACTTGGCGTTCCAGCTGGGGAGTAAGGTTATCCATTTTTAAAACTTTGATGATGCAGAGTCGTAGAGGTTATCATACACTCATCATCATTATTTATTAAGTATGAGGGTTATAAAACCTTATCATATACAACATAACTCCCACAATAAAAACAATAAGAGCCAAAGTCAAAAGAGTAATCATAATCACTGGTTGGTTGACTCTCTCACTATAACGCCCCCACAATAACCTGTCAAGCTATTCCTCAACCACTTTTTGTTCTGACACCCTACACCCCTTCTCATCTACATGTATATGATGAGTTTTAACACTACCAATCTCATGCAAATCTATATCTACTACTGGTTTACCATCTTTAATGGTAGTGCGCAAAAATACATTTGCATTACAATGCCATTCCTTGGGATTCACTTGAATAACATAACAAGGATATTCTATCCTTGGAGGATATGATGCTTTCACTTTATATTCACTCATTTACAGCCTTTAATTTGTCGTTGTAATTCATAATAAACACTGGTTAAGTGCTTATGGAGATATGTTTCATAAGTATTATTAGTAGTCAGAAATATAACATCATTCACTTTATCTCTAGCTTCAATAAGATCATCTTTATCCATTTTGTCACCATCTTATGCATGTAATCATTATGATTGAAATAATCAATTAAGTCAAGTCAATTTACGACCTCCATATTTATTCAAGGATTATGTGAGAACCCATGCAGTTGCTGGGTCTGCATCATAATTACTTTCGTTCCATACATAAGACTTATTTGCTGCTTGCTCATCTGATGTTAATGCAGGAGCAGCACC